CGATCTAGCCTTGGCGTCGGCGCGGAGGGAGTAATAGGTGTAGCCACCGAGGCCCAGCACAGCGGCGGCGATGGCGGCGTATATGTAACGCTTGATCATGGCTTCAGGCTGGCGTTGATGTAGGCCAGCAGTTCAGGGTTGTCGTTGAGTGCACCGACGAAGCCAGTGGCCAGAGCGCGGACGTACAGTTCCTCCGGTGCCTCGTCGTACGGGCGGCCCTGCGAGCGCAGGATGGAATGGAACAGTTCGTGCACGGCGGTGTCCAGCTCATCCAGCCGGGACTGGCCGGGCTGGATTGTCATGGTCCGCTTGCTCTCATCTGACAGGCCGAGGATGTCGGCGGGCAGCTTGCGGCGACGGATGCGCCACTCCCAGCCGCCAAGCCGGATCAGGCGCGGGAGCTTTACAGGTCGCGCAGGCATACGGCCACCTCATCGGCGCGGCGCTTCACGAGGCCAGGCAGGCGCTTACCATTGGCAAACACCCAGCGGCCCAGCTCGCGGCAGGCCCCGACTCGGTCACCGGCGAGGAACTTCCTGCGCCATGTGGACTCTCGGAGCTTGGTAGGGCCGACGTTGAACACGAAGCTGGTGTAAGCCAGCAGCTCGCCTTCTGTCAGGCGGGAGCCCCCGCCCAGAAGCGCGCGCAGGTCGCGCAACGCGGCATCCACATCTGAGGTGAGCAGATCGAGACACTGCTTATCAGACAGCCACATGCCCCGGCGAGCGGTGCGAGTGTGGCCATAGCAGATGGTAGGCACGGCCCAGCCGTGGGCCGGGTCGGCGTACGCCGCATTGACCTTGCCCTCGTGATGCTGGATCAGTGCGGTGCCGGGCCGCCCTTGATAGGACACACCGGCCACCGTCAGGGCGGTTGCAGCCGCCAAGGCGATCAGCCGGGCCTTCATTACACGTGGGCAGTGGTGCCGGTGTTCGCGTCGAGATAGTCGACGGTCTCCAGCAGGAAGGCACGCAGCTTGACAGCCTCGGTGGGCACCACAGCGGGCACGAGGCCACGCTGGACTTCGAGGTAGGACACGGCCTTCACCACCTCTTGACGCAGGCGCTGGGCGTTGGGCAGGAGACCGGGAGAGGACAGGGCGTCAATCTTCATCGTTTGTACTTCTTGAATAGGCCACCACGACGCACAGGCGGGTCGTAGCGACGATGACCCAGAGGGTCTTTACGGAGTTCTTCAATCTCGCGGGCACGCAGGGCTGCGACGTGTCGCTGCTGGTCTTGTGCAAGGAGCTGCTGCCAGTGCCGCACAGCGCCTTCTACAGCGTCTACGCGGTCGTCGTGGATCAGGGAGCCTCGCTCCTTCGTCAGCTTTGCGAGCTGGAAGAAGAACGAGTACACCTGCCGATCCTTCGGCTGGTACCGGGAGCAGTCGTCCGCGTCTTGTTGAACGGCGGATTCGTTGATGATCAGACGGCCTGCGTTGATGACAGGCTCCAGAGTCGCTATGATGCGCGGCTCTTTCTGACCGGTGACGTAGTCCTCGTCGGTGCCAATCTGGGCGTCAGCCTCTTTGGCAACCCGGGCGAGGATCGGGGCGAACACTTCGCGGAACGCACCGAAGCCCATGTTCTTCTCGATCTTGACGACATGCGGTCGCCACTTGACCAGCCGCTTGGCGAGGTCTTCCATGATGGCCGGGCTATAGCCGCCCGGGAGCCCACCCACGTCGAGTAGGTAGATGTTGCCATTCAGGAAGGCCGTCACCGCATACGCGGTCTCGTCAGCGTTAGCGCCGCCACCGGCGGGATCGACGTACGCCATGATGCCCTGAGCCTTCGACGTTTCCTTGGAAAGGTCGTGCGGCCCCTGCATGCGGAAGGCGTACCCATGGACTTTGAAGTCACGGAGGGTTGATGGAGTCATGCCCCGGACCACGGCCAGAGGCATCGTGGGCTGGTACTGCATGACCACCAGTTGCTCAGGCTTGAGCGGGAAGCGGTGCTTGTCGAGCAGCCGCGTGTTCAGCATGTGCTGAAGCTGGAAGTACGACGAGCCTTGGTCCAGCTCCTTCGCCTGCAGCTTCTCTTCTCCGAACAGCTGCGGGTCGGTCGGCTGGCCTTGGTCGCCCAGCGCACCACCACCCATGCCCAGCGCCGGGTTACGGTCGAGCCGCTGGCGCAGCAGAGGGGCGAGATGCTCGCCGTAGTTCTCTAACTGTTCGGCCGTAGGGTAACGACCGGGCCATACGCGGATCGACACGCCCCGGGCAGGCAGTGTGTTGTAGATAGACTCCGACGACTGCGGGGTGCCCAGCCACACGATACGGTACAGGGAGATGGACGTGAAGTCCAAGGTCAGGTGCAGCAGTTGCGCGCGCTGCACAGCCGTGCTGGAGTTCTTCGCAGACTCTACGTCATCCGCAATCAGCAGGTCGGCACGCTTGCCCTGAAGCTGCGCGGTAATACCCACGCAGGCCACAGACGGCGACTTGTCAATACCCTTGAGCGAGTAGTGCACGTCAAACGCCTCAACAGAGCTGCGGTCACCGTTGTTCGTGTCGGGCCGCAAGCACTCCAACTCATCCATCGTCATGATGATGCGGATGACCAGCGTGCTGATTTCGTTGGCCTGCGTCGAACCTGCGGAGATGATCAGCACCCGATACGTCGGGTCATGGATTAGGCACCACACCGCGTAGGCCGCGACAATGGTCGTCTTGGCCTGCCCACGCTGGGCCTGTACCATCAGGTACTGCGGCCCATGCGCGATGTACTGCGCGATGTCGTACTGTATCTCTGTCGTGCTGAAACCGAGCAGGGCCATCACGTCCGCGAGGAACGTGGTGAACTCCCGGTAGTGCCCGCGCAGCATCTCCAGTTGCGCCCACCGCAGGCTGGCCGCTGATGCGGACTCGCGGCGGGCCATTACTGCAGGCCCCCGAAGCCGGGCGGCAGATCAGCATAGGGGTCGGCCAGCGCCGGGCGGTTGCGCCCCGCTTGACGCTTCTCTGCCAGCTTGCGCTGCAGCTCGTCGAGAGCCGAAGAATTCCCGACCACGGCGGTGATGTTGTTGGCTTTCAGGAAAGCGTTTGCTGCTGCCAGCTCGGCGGCAGTAGGGAACACTTTGCGCATGACGGGCTCACCGGTCTTCGGGTGAAGCACGGCCTCTCCGTCCTTGTTCAGGATTGGTTCCTCGCGGACGCTGACCATTTCGAGGTACACCTCGGCCAGCCGCTCGTGAACGACCCCAAGGGTATCAGTTGATGCGGTCATTTGCGATCCTTGAGCCAGCGGTGGAACTGCCGGAAGCGTTCGATCACCGTGGGTAGCTTGTCGATCAGCAAGAAGGACGTGTACAGGATGGTCAGTACAACGGCCCAGTCGCTGATGGCGACACCAAATACAGTCAGTCCGGCGACGCCTACCGGAGGCGCTGCCTTAATTGCCTCAACGGCGGCGTCGTGGTTCTTCATGTCTTCGTGTGGTTGATCAGTTCTTGTGGCGAGATGCGGTCGGCCCGTCCTGCGTAGCCGAGGGCCTTGGCGCAGATTTCAAAGCAGAACCATTTGTCGAGGCGGTGCTTGACGAAGCGCAGGACGTAGCTGACCACACCTGACTTGTCGTAGCCGAGGCCTTCATTGGCTTGGAAAACTGCGAGGGCATGTGCCTTGCGGTGCTCGGGCACGGGGTACAGGTCCCACTTGCCGTCAGTCAGGTCGATGACCTTTTGGCGGACGCCCCCGTCGCGGAAGCTGGAGGACCAGCAGACGCCGTCGATGACGACCTCGCTGTGGCTGTATTCCGAGCCGAACCACGTCTTGATTAGGAAATGGGAGAGCTTGTGTAGGGGCTTGCGAGCAGGCCCCTTGTACATGGCGAGTTGGATCATGGCACCAGATAGAAATGCTCTTGCAGCTTAGCCACCCACGCGTCTTTGATGGTCTGCGTCAGGAGCGGATTGGTAGCTTGTGCGATGGCTTGCGCAGCCAGCTCGTAGGACAGCGTTTGCATGTAGGCGTTCGCGCCCCCGAGGGCCGGGTCAGACATGAGGCTGGTCAGGTCGGCAACGGTCCATTCACCAGATCGCACACGGCTAATGTTGTCAGCAGCCATCCATGAAATTAGCTCCGACTGCACAGCAGCGCGTTTCTGATAGCGGCGCTGGTCGAGTTCAAACTGTGTGGGAGCGGGAGGTGCTGGGGGCGGTTCCGGCTCAGGTGCTGGCTCAGAATCGGGCGGCAGTGGCACAAGGTCAAACCCCTGCGCGCCCCATTTGGCACGATACCCCTCAGGGACTTCAGGAGCGTCTGCGTCAATCGCACCCGCTGGCAGCAGCCAGACACCGGGCTCCAGCGGGGACCCATCGGCTACGGTTGTCCCGACAAAATACCCATCAGCATCGAGCTGCAAAACTGTCTTTGTTGTCATGGTGATCCTCAGAATCTGATGCAAACCAAGAGCGCAATGTTTCGAGGTCTTGCCTCTGTACCACCTTCAGCATTAATAGACAAGGCGTGAGTGTGATCCCCAACCCCGTTAACACCGTTTTGAAGACCCATTGTTCCACCAGTCCCGCCGTAACCTACAGAACCTGACTGTGTTCTATAACTGGCACTGGTTGTGTGACTGTGAGCACCACCACCTAATGCTGTACCTGAGTGAGTGTGTGACAAGTTTTGACTAAGCTGTGAAGAACCAAATGCTCGAGCAGAGTCGACACCTCTACCATCATCCCAACCACGAGGAAATTCACCCCGGAAGTCCGGCAGGTTGAACGTCGTGGAGCCGTCACCAGCACCGAACGTCGTGCCGATGGCCGCGAACAGTTCGGCGTAAGTGGTGCGCGATACTGCAGCGCCGTTGGCTTTCAGCCAGCCGGTTGGTGCAGAATTCTTGGCGAAGAAGGCGACTTGCCCAACCATCCCCATCTGGCGGTTGGCAAGTGCTCCAACTTCCTGCGCCTGCGGAACCTGCGCACCTGACGCACCGGCAGGAACAGACAGCGGACCGGTCATCGTCACGTCGCCCGCTCGTGGCACGAACAGCGCGGGGTCAAACGTCGCAGCCGCAGCAGCACTGGCAGCAGCCGCGTCTGCACTGGCATCAGCAGCGGACGCGCTGTTGGCGGCGGCGGTCTCGCTGGCACTGGCACTTGCGGCCGACGCAGCCGCACTCGCGGCGTTGGCGGCTGCGTCCTGAATGGCCGCGATGTTGTCGTACACCGTCTGCACGCGAGGGTCTTCTGCGGCGGTCTCTGCAGCCGCTTGCGCCAGCTCTGCGGCAATGCGGGCAGCACTGGCCGCAATGGCACTGGCAGCAGCCGCGTCCTCGCTGAGGCCTGCTTGCGCTTGCGCTTCCTGCGCAGCCTCCAGAGCTAGACCAGCAGCGCCGAGCAGGTCGTTCACCGTGGCGTATGCACCGGCGTCGAACGCTTCTGCAACAGACAGCACAGTCTGCCGGGCCAGCAGGTCTAGGTTGGCTTCGGTAATGCGTGCACCGTCCTCGAAGTTGACAAGTGGCGCACTACGCGGGGTTTCCCGGTAGATTCGGACCTTGCCCCCGACCGGGGCGGACACGCCGAGATTGAGCGTGTAGTCGTTGACCCACATGCCCGCCGTGATGATCACAGGGGTGATCACACCGGTGGCGTCTGTGGTGTACGCTTTGACGTGGTCACGGCTGATGTAGCCGCCGTCAAAGTTGAATTCAAATTGGGTCGTTACCCCGTCGCCGGGGAACTCGTTGATGCTCAGGTAGACTGGAGCAGTCATGTAGGCTCCTTGGTTAGGGTCGTCATTATATGGCAGTGGAGTAAGGGCCGAAGCCCCCACTCTCAGTCGTCGCTCTTGGTCAGGTTGATGATGGGCACGAGGTACGGCAGGTTGCTGTACGGCAACTGCTTGAACGCTGTGTATAGGTCGGCCTTGCCAGAGGCAACACGCCACGCTGCGTCGATGCTGCCGAAGGCAGGCACTACGTTACCCACACCGCCGCCGTAGCTGCGGACGCCCAGCGTCTCCTTCACGTCGTCAGACCACCCACCGCCGAGACTTGCCATCATGTCGAAGGCGTCTCCGCCGAGGCCCGACATCGCCGTGTAGTTCATCACAGAGGCGAAGATCGACGCAGGCGCTGTGGCTTTCTCGATGAAGTCCTCGCGGTCCTCCCGCCCGGCGGCAGCAAGCTGCACACGCGCGAGGTAGATCGGCACGGCAAACGCCATCTGGCCCATCATTACACCCGCAGCGTAGCCGTAGCCGTTGAGCATACCGCCGCTGTTGATGGCGCGGGTGCGGCCCCACTGCTTCTCCATAGCCGTCAGGCCGAAGGTGCGCAGTTGGAACAGCAGCTTGAGCACGTCGTTGTGTGCCCACGCCCCAGCTTCGCCGATGAAGGTGCGCTGGATGATCTGGCCTGTGCCCCGATGGATAGCCGCCAGCAGATCGACTTGCGCCTTCTGCGTTGACAGTTGCGTGATGTCGAACCCTACGGTGTTACCGTTGGAGTCGCGCAGCAGCGCGCGCGGCAGGTCGGCCTTGATGGCCCGTGCCAGCGCAGGACTGATGCCCATGTCCTCTAGCATCTTATCCGGCAGGGCGTTGCCCTTCATGGCCTCGATTTCACCGACGGCCTTCTTCAGGATCAGCTCAGCCACAGCCCGGTGCTGTGCCGCGTGCAGGCCCCGGAAGAACGAGAGCTGCGCCTGCAGGTGATTGCCTGCTGCGATGGCTCGCGTTGCCACATCGTTGCCCTTGCCGTACTGGCGCAGCAGCTCATCAGGCGGGTCGAGGCGGGCGTGCATGGTGAAGCCCTCCATGCCGAACTCGAAGCCCTGCGCCTTCTCCAACGAACTCAGCCAATCATTGCTGACGGCCCGCCCGTTCTTCAGGTCTCGCACTTCCTTGACCATAGCAGGCAGCTGGCCGAGCCCCTTGAACAGGGACGCGAAGCCAAGATGGTGCACCAAGTTCGCCATCTCGGAGAGCTGCGTAAAGGCCAGCCCACCGAGGCGCTGCAGCCGGGTGATGCCTGCGATGTTCGTTGCCACCGCACTGCGCACCTCCCCGGGCACAGGCTGACCCAGAAGCTGGGCGAACGAGCGCACCAGTGCGGCCCGCTCTTCGGGCGTGGCCCGCTGGTCAGGCGCGGCCAGATCGACAGTGCGTAGGATGTTGTTGATCCCTCGCTGACCTAGTACGTTGAACTCTGCCAGCGCCACGGCACCAGACACGCGGTTAACGTGCACTCTGGCCAGCCGCTCCACGTCGGTGTGGTAGAAGTCAATCACGCGCTTGCCGCTTGGCAGGGTCGCCAGCAGGTCCACGTCGAGGCGCTTCTTGTTCTGGGGCTGCGCACCGACCGTGTCCAGCTCTGCTCGCGCGCGGGCGTTGAGGCTACGGCTGTTCAGGTGCATCTCTTCCAGCGTGTCACGCACGGCCGCAGACGGCGACTCGGTAGCGACCCAGTCGATGCCCTGTTCGCCGTTGGCGCGGCGGCGGGCGCGGTCGATGTACACCCGGGAGAACTCTTTGGAGAACTGCGGGGTCCAGCCGTACACGGCCTGCCAGTGGCGGCTCAGGTGCTCGCCCAGCTCGTCCAGCTCAGCAGCCGAGGCCATGGCCAAACGGTCGCCATCCAGCGCCTGTGGGACGTAGCCACGGCTGTCTGCTGGCAGCAGCCCAGACCCGAGGGTAGACGCTGCCTTCTGCGCGGCGAGGCTGCGGGAGAACATGGCCTCCATTGCATCTGCCCCGGCCCGCACTGCGGGGTCCACCGTGGCGGCGGTGCCGTAGCGGCGGCTCAAGATTTCCTCATACACGGCCCGGTCGTACTGACGCTTGGTCTCACCGCTCAGCAGGTCTTCCTTGATGCCCCCACCCTTGCGGCGGCGGAAGTCACCGTAGGCGCTCTCGTAGTCGAGGACGCTGCGTCCTGTCAGCGCCTTGTACAGCATGTCCTTGCGCAGGGCGGCAGTCGTGCGGCGGCCAGCGGCACCTGTCGTGGTCTCCACCGCCAGCCCGGCCAGCATGCGAATCACGGGGTTGGCGCTGCTCGCCATCTTCAGACCGTCAGACAGCAGCACGTCGCGGACAATGGAGCCCTTACGCAGAGTCTGCTGCGCCAGCACCTTCATCCGCTCAGGGTCGAACGGGTTGCGGGCCAGCCACGCTTGGGCATGCTGGTACATGCGGTCAGCGAATCGGCGATCGGTTGTGGCCGTCAGGTTATTTGGCCCGCTCAGCGCCGGGCCGTACCCGGGCAGGTGGCTCGGGCGGCCGAAGGTAATACCCTCAGGCAGCTCGCCACCGTAGCGAATCAGGCTCTCGATCAACTGCCCAGCTTCTTCTGCGGCGGTCATCGGTGTCCTCCCCAGCGGTGCACGCTTGACATCCAGCAGGCCCAGTATCGCTCTCCACGTACGGCCGAGGGCGTTGTCCTCCGCATAGCCCCGGCCCGGCATGCGGGCGAGTGTGTTCATGGTGTCGCGGTCTGACATGGCCTGTGCCACGAACTCGTCGGGGTTCTTGGTCGCGTAGTTGGCCCCTGTCTCGTCCTCGGGGTTGTACCTGCCCTCTTTGTGCAACTGGTCGATCAGCTCGCTGCGCAGCTCTTCCAGCCGCACAAAGAG